AAGAGCGATCTTGACGCATGGCTCAATGACCCACAACATTACTCATACATCCTTGCGTGCGAGTTCCTTTCACGCTCAGATGAGATCGAATGGGTCTTCGACCTAGAGGAGGTTCAGTAATGACAATCCTTATTCGTGACTACATCGAAGGACAAAGGATCCCAGATGAGAACATCGATAAGTCCTACACCTGTGATGAACTTCATCGGGCGGTGTATCTCAGTAGCGATGACATCACAGGTGCGGAGACATACCTCCTCACCAATGGTGACATAGCAGTACTGCAATCCATCGACCTTGAATGGGTAGAGCCACTTAACATCCGCCTTCTAATAACAAAACCAATCCCACCAACAGAGGAGTACTCATGAGCACATTTAAGTTCAACATCCAGTGGACGCACGAGATCGAAGTCGAGGCAATCGATGAAGACGAAGCGTTTGAAATTGTCTACGGCGGAGTCATCCTTGATGACTACGGCAAGGGCAAGGGATACCTATCTGTCGAACTAGAAGTAGACGACAGCGCAACCACAGAGTGGGGACTGTTTGATACAGACCCCGAAGAAGAAGACATCACCTACCTCAGCCTCAACGATGCTGAATATCTCTAAGGAGAGAAACAATGACAACAGATAACCTCACCCTATTCTGCCGAGAATGTCTTACGACATGGCAAGACATCGATCCTGATACTGGCGTGTGCACCTTGTGTGAGACACCAAACATCTTGCAACGGTTCAAGTTCATCCTTGAATGCAGTCTCACTGGCTACAACCCCAGTGACCTTGCCAACGAGTTGCAGGTCTTTGTTGACCTTGCAGTTGAGCGTGGACTACTCCCACAGGACACGGTGGTCATCTAATGAGCCTGACTACCCCAAGCCCGTACCTGAACAGACAAGAAGGATTCGAAGTCTGGTGGGCATCCGTTGGATGTCTGCCAGATGCAGAGTCACCAGCGTTCATTGGAACTCTGTCTGAGTGCATTGCTTACACGCAAGACGACCCAGATGGTTACTTCGACACCGTAGGTGACTACAACCTTTATACATTCACCATTCAACCCCACAATCCTGAGGAGGACTAACACATGGGTTACTTAACCGCATACGACACATTCACTGAAGCAGGTGACCTGAGGCAAGCACTCAGCATCCACTTCTCATCTAACTGCTACCCACCAGTGCCCCAGTACATGGTCGCTGTTGCTGTAGAGGCAATCGAGAAAGTGCTCAATGAAGAAGACTCTGCACCAATTGATCTTCCAGAAGGCGTCACATGGCGTGGAGAGCGCACTGTGCGTGCTCTGTCTGCTATTGAGTCACTGCACTTGGAAGCATTCGTGGACGCCTTGCTCGATGGGGAGTACACAAATGAAGATCAGTGACTACGAAAAGTTTCATAACAGAGTGCTCATTCCACTGTCTGTCCCGTTCTACGCATTCGGTGCGTATCTCGGACTGTTCATGAATGTGTACTGCTACGGGCAACCAATCACTTTCTTTGTGTCCTTCTCTTTAATTGGTGTAGGCATATTCATCAGCAACTACAAACCAAAGGAAAGAAATGGACATTGAGAACACACTGATCAAATCACTACAACCTGCACGACCAGAACTACTGAAAGAGTTCTCTGTGGAGATCACAGAGGAGTGGGAAGTAGAAGATGCAGGTGTCGGGTTCTCAGCAATCGTCTACGGGAGTGACAACTCCTCGATGGCTGTAGAGAACGACGGAAACGGTGGCTGTAACAGGTACCTAACCTTCGACACCCATGGCGAAGACCTCTTAGAACGCTTCTCAGAGGCATCTAAAAAGGCATACTCAGCAGAAACGCTCGATCCTATGGATATGGCAACCTGCTGGGTCGAACTGCGTGACTTAACTGACGATCGCTTAGTACAAATAATTAAATCAAAGTTGTGATTGTTAATCCACACCGATAACTTAAATGGTGTGGAACAATCCACCACAATCCACAAACAAACCAACCAAAGGAGACATAACAATGTCAAAAGAAACAGACCTAGTTCTCAATAGAGACCAACTCATCGGATACACCGAACCCATCTACGGGCGTGGCAATGCTTGGCACGACAACCCAGCACTGCGCCAAACACTCGGTCTTGAGAACAATCATTACCCACATGCAATCCCAGTGGACGATGTGCTCCGTCGCCTCTTCTTCTGGAATGCAGTCGAAGCAGGAAGCGCCATCAAGTTCCCTAACGGTGACGGCACCTCACGCTACATCGATGACCCAACCCGTAAGTCCATTGTCCGCAGTGACGACCCAAGTGTTGTGTTCTCAGTGTTCAAGGCTGGCTACCAAGTACACCAGTACGAAGAATGGCTTCTCAAGAATGTTGCCAACATCATCGATGACTCCGATCTTGCTATCGGTACTGCTGGCTTGCTCCGTCGTGGTGGTAAGGCATATGTGACCATCGAATTGCCAGAGACAGTGAAGACTCCATCTGGCTTCGACATCCGCCCACACTTGCTGGCTTGCACATCTCATGACGGTACGCTGTCAACCACCTACCAGTTGGTCTCGACCATCGTGGTGTGTGACAACACGCTCGCAGGAGCGCTTGGTGAGAACACCCCAACACACAAGGTGCGTCACTCAAAGCACTCGATCGACAAGATCCAGAGCGTTCGTGATGCCCTTACCTTGGTGCATGAGTACACCGATGAATTAACTCTTGAGTTAGAGCGCCTGTCATTGCAAGTAGTGACTGACAATCAGTTCAAGTTGATCGTCGACCGCTTGGTTCCACCATCCATCGAAGTAGGCGTGCGTCCTCAGGTTCAGGCTCGTATCAACAACAAGCAGGAACTGGTCAACCACATCTACAAGAACGACCCTCGTGTCTCTCCGTGGACTGGAACGGCACTGGGAGTACTTCAGGCATGGAACACTTACAACCACTGGTTCGCTGGTACGGACACAAACCGTTCAGAGCGCAACAAGTTGAATGGTGTCCTTGGTAAAACACAGGACAGCGACCGCCAGGTTCTGGACGCCATCAATCAAGTGGTGTTTGTCTGATGGTTAAGAGTGATGTGATGGGGGAGGAGTACAACTCCCCCATCGACCACAACCTTGAGAGGCTCCCATACCTAACGCATGAAGACAACGGTAGATGGAGAGACAAGGCGAAGTGCAAGGGTCAGCCTGAGTTACTGCCACTGTTCTTCACTGACTACCCCACGAGTCCTAAGTACAAGCGAGTAGACATGGTCGCTGAAGCAAAGGTTTACTGCGACCAGTGTTCAGTGCGTAAGGAATGCTTTGCCTTTGCCAAGTCCAATAACATCCAACATGGTGTCTGGGGTGGCATTGACTTCTTCACTTCCAGCAATGGAACGATCAAGCATGTGATACCCGACTCCATTGATTAAAGAAGAAACCCCCTACCTATTCGGTGGGGGGTTTTTCTTTGTCTTCGATGAGAGCCATTGGACGCCTCTTGTTGGCATGCCGTGGGCATGTGTGAGTGGGCGGTTGTACTAATGCAACCCCAACTTCAAGCGACTGACGACAATCAGGGCATTGATACTTCGTGCTCTTCATCTGGTAGTACCTTCCATGGTCTCCACTGCGTTAGAAACTCTATGATATCGGATTTATTCCATAATGGTGTCGAGGCAAGAACAGCAACTGGTTCTGGAAAGTTCACCATCTTGCGTAGTGAATGGATCCGTTGCTTACTCACACTGAGTACCTGTGCTACTTCAGCGGTGCCCAGAATGTCTGAGATGCGTATTGAATCGCTCATGGCTTAGGTCGTGTCTTCATCCACTCAACCATACCAGCCTCTGTGAAGCGGACATGGTTGGGCTTGCGTGTCTTCCAGTTCACACAATTCTTTCCCCAGTTACTTGAACTGCGCCATCCAATAGCAGGACGAAAGAACGGACGATTGTTCAACTTGTCATCAAGTGTTCTGAACACATTCTTAGTTTGGAATCCAAAAAACGCCAAGCGGTTAGCAACAATGATTTGCTCTTCCTTTGTTGCACCCTTAGGTGAGCGTGAGAACTCCCTGCCTCCAAAACCTTGCCACGCTGATTGTGCCATTCCAAGTCCACCTGCGTAGTAACCACCATCATTCCAGTTGTGGTTGGTCTCGCACCATGAGACTGCTTCCCAGAACTTAATAGATCCAGCCTTGCCTGTCTTAAACTGCTTTCTTAGTTCAGGGTGCATTGTGTTGACTGTCATTGTACGAACTTTGTTCTGTACAGCAGGACTAACTACTGGTGCATCCGTTGGTGTAACCATTACCTCCTTTGGTGCGTTACTTGGTTCGTTAATTAAACCAATGGCGGACAATGAAAGTGTGGTGATTAAACCAAGGCGTGCTAACAGCAAAGAATGCTCCTCTGTAGGCGGATATAACAAGAGACCCACACCAAGAGAGCACTAGGTGCTCAGGGGTAAAGCCTTGGTATGGGTCTCTGTATCCAGTCTATAGGGTGTTAGTAGAGAAGATCAAACATCACAGTTGATATATCTCCTACTTCCTCATTCATGTACGGGATACTCGACATATTCAAATTTACATTCAGCAATTGATCTTTGTGCGCTGTAGCGCATAAATCGCACAAGCACCCTTGTCGGTACCTGATCCATGACCCATGAGACTTCAGCAACGATTGTTTGTTGCTTGTGACTCCCTGACGATCCTTAGGGGTCAGACCGCCCCACATGCCCCACTTCTCGTCTATGCCGTCCTTGAGGCATTTCTCCCACACTGGGCAGGTCTTACAGACCTCCCTAGCAACGGAGTAATACTGCTCAGGAGCATCTGCATCGATTGGTGGGAACCAAAAGACATTGTTTCGTTTAAGGCAGAGAGCCTGCCTACGCCATTCTGAATACATACATTCTCCAAATAGAAAGTGAGGTTGTGCTTTGACACACGCCCCAGATAAGGTTGCCACTATGGCAATCAACACCAAGACCGACCGCTCTGCGGAGGTCACCCAGTCCCTGTCCACCCTTGTCGACGAGCGTCTTCGCTTGAAGGCGGAACTTGATGAACTCACCGAGCGTCTTAAAGCGTTCGATGAAGTTGTCATCGCATGCTTCCAGTCGGGAGGCATTACCAAGGTCGAGACTGACAATGGGAAACTGAGTCTTGTTCAGTCCAACACTGTCCAGTGGAACGATGAAGTCTTGAAGGGCATCATCACTACGGCACAATGGAACCGCATCACGGTTCGCAAGATTGACAAGATTCGACTTGAAGCAGAACTTGTGGTTGGTCGAATTGACGCTGATGAGGTCGAAGTAGCGAAGTCGATTAAACAATCTAAACCGTTCCTTCGCTGATCTCATAGGTCAGTCACATGGCTTTCGTAATCAGTCTCCTGCACCTTCATAATGTGGAGGTGTCGGGAGACTGTTGCGTTAGCGCTGTCAAGCGCATCAAGCACCAGAGCAATGCTCTCGGTTAAACGATTCTTTAGTAATTCAATCTCTGCTTGAAGTTTCTGGTTCTCTGCTTCAAGTTCTTTGATGGTGACCCTAGCCATTCTGTCGCTCTACACAGTCCCAGCCACAGGCTGTGTAACCAGCAAGGTCTGCCCAGTGATCACGCTTGTTAGGTGACCAAGACATGCGAGCGATCTTTAGAAGGCTCATGAGGATCGCTACATCATGTGCTTGAAGGTCAAGACCATCCCTTGCGGTCATCGTGCGAGCAAGGTATGTCTGCCACAACGACGCTGTAGTGCTGAAGTCGTCTAGTGGATCTCCATAGTCATTGTTCCTGTCACCGTTAATAAGTTCAATTGCTTCTTCTAAGATGTCTGTTCTGAAGTTATCAGCCATTGTTGAACTCCATCATTCCATACTTAGTTTCATTATTGCAGTACTGGTTGTGCACCTTAATGACCTCAGCAAACTCTGGGAGTGTCTGTACCCGTCGTCCTAGATAACCTCTGTTCCAGTGCTGTGTGTACATGTAAGCGTGGACTCCATAGTTCTTGTACTCGGCGTACTGCTCGTAGTGGTCATCAATTGAAGCGCACTCATCCAGTGAGATGGCTGTAAGAATCTCTGCCTTCTGACCGCTGAAGTGGAGCGTGTCAGGGATGAGGCGGTAGCGCTCTAACCACTTAATGGTCTGACCTTGCGCTGATGGTGACCTGTGTGTGATGACATGGATACGCAACCCTTGGTCACGGAGAGCCTGCCAGCCGACCATGGTCTTTGGTATTGGTGCCTCATCATTGAAGATCTCACGCTCATAGGTCAACTTGTCTAGAGTCTCATAGAACTCGTCAGCGGTCATCCCCCACTCAGCAAAGAACTCCCAGTTAGTTGGGGTCGAGAACTGCTTGTTGTAGTACTCAGAGAAGTGCTTTGTTACGACAGATGAAAAATCAAACAAGACTCCATCAATGTCTATTGCTACATCAGTAATCATCTGTTAAGAGCCTCCACGATATTGTGTGCTTCCCATTGAGTAGCACATTCACAAACAAAGTCGTAATTCAAAGAGCCAAGACGGTGTGATCGAGCAACAATGTAATTGTCAGAAGAAATCTTAACAATGGCGTAGTCAACCTCTACTGGTGCTGGTGGAACATATGGTGCTTTACTAATGTTCTTGCTAAGGGCACGGTTGTATGCGCCCTCCATCTCATGCTGATCCATTTAGTGCTCCTTTGATTAGCCGCTGATTCTAGCCGTACAAAGGATACCTGTCAATGACCCTCTTCAGACAAATCAATTATGTCGGCGTACATGGCGTTGGCACCGTTCTGGTCAAGACCACCATTAGGGAGCATGCGTGACTGCTCTCCAGCCTTTGCACCAAACAACCGAGACAACACACCACTGGAACCACGGGCTTCAACCTCAAAGCGCACTAAGTCACGGTTGTCGTTAATGTTCTTGAAGCGCTCTACCAAACTAAACAGGCGGTCAATCTCACCAGACAGTGACGAGTCAAGACCCTGTCCTTCTAGTTCTTCAGCAAACCTAGCGAACATCACACGACCTACTTGCATCTCTACAAGAGCACGCATTGCGGACTGAAGTTGATCCTTTGTGCGGATCTCAATCGGCAGAGAAAACGCACAGTCAGAATTTTCTTCAAACTGTGGACAACGGCTTGCCAAGTAACAATGATTGCACTGCCGTAAAGGGTTAGCGTTATAGCGCAAAACAGGCACTTGTTCGGGGTCAATTTCAATAGATTCCCCTTGTGCATCAACGGTTTGCGTACCCATGGAGGTGATGTTCTCAATGCCCATAATTGGTAGCAATGTTTTTTCGTTTGCGTGCCGCCTCTTGGGGGGGTCAGTAACAATGTTTGGTACCCTCGGTGCCGCACTTGGGGGATTATCACTACCCCCTGGAATCATTATGATTGAGTTGTCATTATCGAGTGTGAACTCTTCCTCATCATCTACATTCATAAGGTCATAGCCCCCAAAATTCTTGGTCTCCCATGCTCTCCATGATTGGATAGCAAGGTGTGCAACAGCGTTCACTTCGTCGTTGATAACAGCATCGTAGTCGACCCCAAGGCGCTGAATATCTGCCCTGTGCCGTTTACGGACGCTGTCCTTTTGTTGTGCTGGGTATCGGTGTAGGGCGTGACCATCCCATACCTGTGTTTCTCCGTAGCGGACAGCACTAGACCATGAAACTACAATGACGGCTTCCCAGCCGACACGCTCAATGACATCTGGCTTTGATGTAAGACCGATAAGATTAGTTCCCCAGCGCATAGCGATCTGCCCAATACGAGCAATGTTGCGACCTGTGATGGCTCTGTCACTGATGGCTACTCGACCATACTTCTGGCACAACCATGTCAAGCGCTCTAGGTCATCTGCGTCGTTCCAGATAGGGACATACTTGTCACCCATCCATGTGCCATCGTAATCTGGTCTACCAATTACATAAGTTAAACTATCAATGTGCTCACGCACGAAAGAGTCGTACCGAGATAAGTCTTCGTCGTTCTCTGAAATATACAGGATGATCTCATTGCCTTGGTACACAGACGATAAGTCAATGACCTTACGCTTGGGCACTGCATAGTGAGTCAGGTTTATAGCAAAGCGTGTAACTCCAGCGCTAAGTAGCAACGAGCGGTAAGAACCTTTCTCGGCTCCACCAAAAAATACTTTCAATCTGTTTCCTGTTTCTTCACATGTGGTCTTATCTTCGCTAAGGAAGAGTCCAAGTAGTCCAAAGCCTGTGAGCCATCTTCTACAGGTAAGTCTTTCTCTTGTATTGCTTTTCGCAAAAGAGATTGAGCAACGATTATTGCTATACGAACCTGATTAATAAATGGCGAACGGCTTGGCATGACATACTCATTCCTCTGAAGATTGACTCTGTCTATTGTAGGGCTTTCTCCATACTGATGGAGAGTGAGCCTCTTCTATCTCAAGTCGATGTTCTTCGTCTTCATACAAACGGATGATGTGCATGCAAGGAGGTTCGCCGTTGGCTTCTTCTTCGATCCATTCATCTTCCGACATGGGCAACCCATCATGTACATAACAGATAGGAGGTCCACACCATCCTTGCTCTAATCCAATTTCCAACCATGTGTCAAAATCAATATCATTCATGGGGTCAATCATGCCAGCCTCGCTCTGCTTTTGCAAGCGCTTGGGAATCAATTTCTCTGGATAGTTCGTCCCATCCTCTAATTGTCTTGGATTCAACCCATTCTGGTCGTCCAATTCTTGGTACGGAGACAAGGAGGGATGCAATTCCTTCATGAAGGGTTTTAGCAATGGTGGATGGATCGTTGTCAACGAACCACTCAACTCGTCCGTATCCTGCTTGGATACTACGAACACGCTCCAGTTTGGCATCGGCAGATGTTTCATATGTTAAATCAATCGATCCCGCTCTGTAGCCTTCACGCTTGAGCCACTCCATAAGTATAGGTGTTTTGTCTGGACTGATTCCTGTAGCAAGAACACAGATGCGTCCTTGGTATTGAGAGAACAACATGTTCCATAGTTTTCTTCCTTCGTTAATTGGTTGTCTTGCACCAAGTTCTTCCCCTTCTAATGCAAGTACATCAAAGGTGATAACTATCACTTTTTATACAATCCCATTGCAATGCGCTCTTGCTCTGCAACCCACGACCCAACAGGGCAGTACATGCAGAGATACTGACGCTTATCTGGTGCAACACCAATCTTGCGACCAATAGTCTTTCCTTCGGAACACCAATCAATACAACCACCCTTAGGGCGATCATGCTTGTTGTAACACTTCAACGCATCGACTTTAAGTTCATCACGGAAGTCACGGATGTATACATCCATTTCTCCCAACTCATTCTTGAGAAGAGTTTCCATGTCCAGTTTTTCAGCAGTTTCTGGATCAGTACGGAAAATAGATGCACGACAGTTATCAGGATCAGGCACCTGTGCATTGTGGCGATTGCAAAGTTCAATCAACTCTTGGTCGTATTCTGGAGGTCCGTCGTAGGGACGAAGTTTCCACATGACGCCATGTGTCTTGCAGACGAGCAGGCGGTCGTAACCAGTTTCAGCCATTTTGTACTCCTAATAAGTTTGGATAGTCGTAAAGACTACACCAAAATTAAAGGGTGGTTACATAGACGAAGAATTGTCTGCACGGATAGATGCGTCATTGTGGACACGGTGTGCTAAATCTCGTGCTCTTGCTGGTGCACCAATGCCACGAAAAGTGCCCATGTGTGAGTTCTCACGAAACACAGAAGACTTCATACCGCTTGCCTCGTGGTCAATTTTAATGTTCTTGTCGGGGTGCCCATAGGACTCCAACCAAGGGTACATGTTTGCCATTACAGCCCAGAGTCTGCCAGTGGGTGACGATCAGTGAAACTGTAAACCTCACCAGTTGGGAACTGAGCCTTAGTTACCTGCATACGAAGTGTTGCTGAGGTTGGATCAACCTCTCCACCACGGTCTGGTGTGAGGGACTTAAACTTACCATCTGTAGCGCCGAGGCGCAGATCTCGGTTCATTGAGCGGGAATCATTAACTGCCATATAAATAGTTTACCTTATTAGAGGAAGTCTAGTTTTCCCAGACTTCACGGTGTTTTCTTTGTGCGAATGACTCGCTGGGATCGCCATAACTTGATTTCTCTACTGGCTTTGCATCCCATAGTGCTTTGCGTTGACGCTGTTCTGCTGTCCAAATTGGTGGTGTACTTACTGTAGTAGAGGTGCCCCACAGAGTGCGGCGAGCGTTACGGTCATGTGCACGACTTCTTGGAGGAGATGTGATGGGTGCTGTTCCTGTGCTACCAGCACGAAGAATTGGGTCTTTCACCACATGCCTCTGCGTTCAGCAGGATCAACAACACCAGTTGGGGGACGGGTCATAGTACGACTACCAGCGTCTGAGGTCATAGTTTCACCAGTACCTCGACCTTTTGTAAGTATTCCTTGAAGACCCTGAACACCCAAACGAGCACCACGAGCGCTCATCTCACCACTTGGACTACCCCAACGGCTTGGCATTGTGTCAACATACTTTCCTGGATTTCCATAATCACGAGATGTTCCAGCGGTAATAGTAGGAAAACTAAGCGCTTTAGGCTTAAACATTTGTGGTTCTTTCCACACTGTAGGTTGAACGCCCAATGTTTCTGGGGTGCCAATTCCTTGTTGATATCTCATGTCCATAATCCTTGCATTGAGTAGCGACTAGTTGCTTCTGAGTTTGCTTCCATGAATCCATCACGGAACATCACAGGAGCGCCAGATTGCCATGAACGGAATGTTGGAAAGTTGCGATCGAGTGTGAGGCAATCAGACACACTCATTGCTTGCTTCTGAATACCACGAGTTTGTGGGAACAACCCTTGTGGCACTACAGGACGAATATTGCGTATCTCTTCAGGCGTGGAAATAGCAGACATGAGTGCTTGATCAACAAGCATCTCTTGCCTACTTTGCCATGGCTTATTGGGATACTGGGGCATTACTGTCCTTTTGGAAAGGTGTTGCGGTTTTGCGCTGGGACACCAAGGCGTGACTCTTCGTAGTCATACCCTTCATTAAAATCGTTTGCAGATTGTGCTGATGGTGGAAGTGGGAGCATGTTTGAACGCACAGCATCTCTACCAATAGAAAACGCAGACGCACTTACCTGACGGTTAGGGTGCTTTGAGGTATCTTTACCTTTCGGCATTAGTACTCGTAGTCTTTTACAGGGCGAGTGTTATCGATGTTATTGCTTGGTACATGGTACTTTTGCCCAACAACGCCACCCCATGACTTACCGTCTTTTTCTTGTACTTGCATTGAGTCTGTAGAGTCCCCTCCACTACCTTCAGCACTGAACATATGTGTGCGTCCAACATTGCCCATGTATGTGCCAATGGATGCACGACCTACTTTTCGGTTTGGGTGATTTGCGGTGTTCTCTCCACGAGCCATGGTTATTTCTTTTTCTTTGGACGGGGGATACCTTGGGCTGGTGCCTCATCGGTGTCCTGTGAATAAGTTACAGAAGAGTCTTTCTTCTTTGGTTGCATAGATGGGTGGTTCTGCCGAGGGTCAAAGTTAACTCGGTAGACATTGCCTTCACGACTAACTTGTCGCTGTGGGCTTCTTGAAGTGTCTTTACCTTTTGCCATTACCAGCCCTTAGACGCTTCACGAATGTCATGACCGTACAACTCTTTACTTTCGGAATCCATTTGCCCAGAGTCACGCTTTTGACGATATTTGCTAAGAGCCTCAGCAGTGTCTATTTCAGAAAAAGGTTCGCTCAATGGGTGGTTAATTAAACTAGGAATAGAGTGTGACATGCTAAATTCATCTTCAGGGTCTTCAGAGTGTTCGTCCATATATCCCTTGGAAGCATTTAAGTAGTCAGCAAGAGCGCCAGAAAGGCGGGGAAGGTCTGAACGACCTACCTTACGATTTGGATGGTGTGCGGTATTTTCTCCACGAGCCATTATTTTTCTCCTTCATTGCGACTATCTGGTCGGTTTTTACCAAGGGCTTCATCCAAGTCAGGAAGGAAGTTTTCTGGGTTTTTTTCGTATGGGTTTGGGAATTTACGAGTTGCTCTTGACGCAATGTAATCATCCCAATTGTTGTACATAGGACGGTTAAATTGGTTGCGATTGAGAGTCATTAGTTTTCGCCTCTTACACGGCGATCTTCAACATTTGTTTGTTCGTCGGCAAAGTCACTGTATCCAGCCATGCCATCAGCAACGCCACCTTTTCGACCCATAACTTTCTTACGGTCAGAAGGACCATATGCTTCGTCATAGGTTGACTCTTCAGGGTTGTAGTTAAGACCACGAAGTCCTGTATTGCGCTGTGCAAGCATTTCTTGCTGTGCGATCATTGCATTACGAGTGTTGAGGTATGGGTCAGCGATGTGCTGTCCACGATGATTATGTGCCATTACTGACCTTTCTTCTTCTTTGGTTGCATAGCCATTGGTGAAATAATCTGTACACCATGACCTGACTCTTGAAACGCACGAATTGCTGGATTAATTGGCAAAGTAGAATTAAAGGTAGAACCTTCTGGCATCAAGTCTTGATCGGTGGTTGCATCATTTGGATACCCGTCTGAGTCGTACTCTGTGTCAGCCTGCATATTGCTACGACCAGTAAGACCTGGGTAGTCTTCTACAACTTCCATTTTGCGTTTGTTACGCTGATTGATGTATGGGTCTGCAATTGGGTTCATGCGGTGATCGTGTGCCATTAGTTTGGTCCTGACTTAGTTAGTGTTTTTAACATTGGGGGAGATTTTGGAGAAGGTTTTGGTTTACGAGGAACAGTTGTTCCTCCAGCAGGACCACGGAAGTCTCCTTCTCCGTTGTTCCCATCTTTGTTTGGGTTGGCAGGCTTAATCTTCATATAGGGCTTAACTACTGAGTTGGTTGATTCCTCAGTGCCCCACTTTTTTGAAGACTTCTTCCTGTACTCAGAAGGGTTGTTGTCCCACTCTTCCCAAGGAAGGTTAATCAACTTTTTATCAGAGTTTGGAATTGAAAATTCAGAACCCTTGCCATGTCTATCGCTATTGAAAGGTGCCCTATATTCATTTGGATCAAAGCGAGAAGCCATATGAATATTTTAGACTATTTAACGCCAGCGTGGAGCGAGTGATTGCAACTGAGAACGACGCTCAGGGCTAATCTGTGTTGCCTGATTAGGCTCGTCGCCTCGTGGAATACCACGGGGACCTACTTTTCCGTCGTTTGTCAGACGGACAGGTTCAGCACCAACAGGAGAGAACCGCAAACCTTGTGCTTCTCGCTGTAGTCCTGTGTACATATTGAACTCTTCAGGCCAAAAGTAATCAGTTGTATTGATTCTTTCACCTTTGTGAACAC